TCAGGCATGAGTGGCTCCTTGGTGGTCGGCAGGCAGCGCGAGGGGCAGAGGATCGGACACAGCGTGCGTGCCCTGCTGGCGAACGGCGAAGCGACCGGCGGGCGCGAGTCGCCGCAGCATCGCCAGCTCGGCCGCGGAAAGAGTCAGCCTGGGCTCGGCGACAGTCCAGGTGCGCAAAAGCGCGGCGTCGTCGGCGTAACTAACGACATAGCGCTCGCTTTCCTCGGCGAGCGGCATGTCCACGCCGTCACGCCAAGGCCAGCCGCCTCTGGCCCGCCTTGTCCAGGCGAGGCTCGTTCCTTCGTTCGGCGAAGGATCGGCGCGCGCGTGAACCGGGGCGAGCGGGCGCAGGGCGATGTCCGTCAGGTGAACCGCTGCGGCGACCGCCGCTTCATCGCCGCGTCCGAGCGCGACAAGGGTGGCGTCGCGCGTCGCCAGTGCGTCCAGGATCGTCAGCCTGTCGTCGAGTAGGGCGAACGGCTCCCCCGCGCGATGGCCGGGGACGCCATGCTCGGTGCCGCCGCGCCCCCGCAACAGGCCGCTGAGTCGCCAGCCGCCTTCGCCCAGTGGCTCGGCCCGCGCGAACTGGATCAGCTCCTCCCCGACCAGCGCCAGGTTCGCGCCTCCTGCCAGATCGGCGAGGCTGGCCCCGGTCAGCGCCAGGTCGGCGGCGGCAAGGTTCACAGTGACCGAGTTGCCCCGATCGATCAGCAAGGGGCTCGCTGCCCCGAGCACGTCGCGGGTGGTGCCGATCACGGCCCGGGTGCGTGAGGCGGAGCCCGACGGCCGGAGCTGCCCGTCGCCCGCATCGGTATAAAGCGCCGCCCCGCTCCAGTGCGGTCCGGCCGCGCTGACCGCAGCGGCGAGGCGCGGGCGATCGGGCGCGCCGGCGACGGCATCCCAAGGCAGCTCGCAGACGACGAGGCGAGTCGCGGCGGGCAGCGCGTCGAGCGGAGCGGGAAACGGCGGCGGCGGGAGCGCGGGCGCGGGTGGAACCGCGGCGCGGGCGGGCACGCGGACGAGTTCGAGCTCGACTCCAGCCTCGCGCCACTCCCAGCTATCCACCTGCCAGGTGCCGGCGCGGTCGGGCAGGCGCACCAGCACGCCGGGAGCGACGGCACTGTCGAGAGTGGTGGTCCGCCAGGCGACGCGCTCGCGCGCACGGTCACGCCGCTGCGCCATGCGGTCCACCAGCATCCGTGCGGTCGCGCCATCGAGCGCGGCGGGAAGCTCGACCACGTCCGGCTGCCCCGGTCCTGCGCGCCCGCCGGCATGCTGGGTGCCGGGCAGGAAATCGCGATCGATGTCGCCATAGCGCAACACCGGCGGCGGTTGCGGTTCGCCCGCAGTCCGCCGGCGGCTGTGGCCGGCCGCGCCGCCGAAAGCATCGTCCTCCACCGAGATCGCCGCCTCGCCAAGCGGCACGGCGACCGCCGCAGGGTCGTCTGCGGAGCGCGCGACGACGGTGTCGCCTGCCCCGTCCAGCGCGATGGGGAGCGCCGGAATCAAAGCGGCAAGACTTGCGCCCAGCGTGTCTTCGACCGCGAAACCGGCCAGCACGTCCGGTTCGTGCGGGACGGTGACGCCCGGCAGGCTCTCACCCAGGATGTCGTGCAAGCGCACCGTGTGGTCGGCGATGACCTCGAAGGTCAGCGCAGGTATGCGGTTGCCGAAGTCGCTGAGGTCCAGCGCCTCGAACACGACGTAGGCGATGCCGCGGAAAGCCGGGCAGCGCTGCTCGCCTTCGCTGGCGGCGATCAGTGGGTCGGGCGGCTGATCGTCGTGGCCATGGTGGATGCGCAGCTGGCCGCCGGCCTTGAGGTCGCCGGCGACGCCGCGCAGCAGCTTGCCGTCGGCCCAGATGCGGCCCAGGCCCTGGATCGGCCGACTGGAGAGCGCCACCGCGAGGTTGGCGGTATAGCCGTAGGTCGTCAGCGCTGGGGTGCCCTTGCCGGTGCCGCGCAGTTCGGAGTGTTCCTGCAACTCGCTCGCCCAGATGATCGCGCCGGCGACCCGCATGCGGCCGTGCAGGCGGGGGATCGCGGTGCCGTAGCTGGAGAGCGAGACTTCCAGCTCGCGCAGGCGCGGCCCGTTGCGTGGGGCGGGGCCGAACAGGGCGCCGTCGAGCTGGCGTCCGGCCAGCGCGCCGATCGCGCCGCCGAGCGGTCCGCCCAGCGCGGTGCCCAGAGCGCTGAAAACAAGCGTTGCCATGTCGTATCGCTCCTCAAGCGGTGGGGGTGAGGCGCCAGTGCGCGGTGGTGGTCCAGGCGGGATCGGCCGGGCCGAGCACTACGCGGCGCAGACCCGCGTGGGCATGGACGAAGCGGTCCGGCTCCACCGCCACCAGCGCGTGCCATTGCAGCGGGGCGCAGCGAACCAGCAGGATGTCGCCGGCGGTCACGTCGTCGGTGATCTCTTGCAGCCCTGCGTCTGCGGCGATGGCGTCGAGATCGGGCAGGGCGCGTCTGCGCTGGGTGCTGCGCGGCGGCAGCGGCGCTCGGCCGATGGCGGCCAGCGCGGCCGCGACCACGCCGACGCAATCGAGCCCGGTCGCCGGATCGCGCCCGTCGCGGCGATAGGCACTGCCGACGAGCGCGCGTGCGGCGCGGGCGAGATCGACGCCGCTCACAAGGCTGGCGACGGGTAGCGGGCGATGAGGTCGTTGCCCGGCAGGAAGGGCTCGGCACGAAAGTTCGCGGCATTGTCGAAGCGGCGCGCGCAAGTGTCGAGGGTATGGTCGCAACCCTCGCGCACGACCGCGCGCAAGCCCACCGGCAAGGCGACGTCGAGCGGCGGATCGAGCCCGACCGAGCCGTCTCCGGCGAGACCGGTCATGCGTGCGGTAGTGCCGGTGGCGGGTCCGTCGAGCCAGCGCAAGGTGCCGCCGACCATGCGTTCGAGCGCGATGTCGCCGGCGAGCGTGACCGTGCCGCGGTCCGGATCGCAGCCGGTCAGCAGCGCTTCGTGCGTGAACATGGCCGGGTTGAGGTTGCAGCCCGGCCCGCAGAAGATGGCGCGGCAGGCGGGACTGGTGCGCGGCACCGGGCTTTGCAGCAGCTCCGCCTTGCGCGAGGCGAGTTCGGCGGTGAAGCCGCCATCCTCCTCGCTCACCGTGCCGATCGTGCCGACCCAGATCGTCTCGCGCTCGCCGCTTTGCCAGTCGATCAGGCCGATCCGCACTCGCGCGCCGTCGTAGCGGCCGGCGGCGAGGTCGGCGGCGGTGACCGCGTCGTGGCTGAGCACGCCGGCGACTTCGACGCTGTCGCCGTCGAGCCCGGCGCTGCGGCGGATCGCGGACGGGATCATGCCCGGCGCGGCGCGGTGGAGCACGCCGTCGAACCACGAGTCGCGGTCATGCGCGGTGAAGCCCAGGGTCACCCCGTCGCGCCGCAGGATGCGCCACCAGGTCGCGACCGTCTCGAGCGGCTGCGAGAACCAGCGGCGGGTCATGCCGCCTCCCGCACTTCGACGACCGGCACGCTGGGCGCTTCGCCCGCCGCGAAGGCCGCACCCGAGATGTCGAGGCGGTCCTCGGCGAAGCGCACCGGCACGTCGAACAGGAACCCTGCGCGTACCGTGGCTCCGGGCGGCGGCGCGTCGGCGAAGCGGATCACGCCGCCAGGCTCCAGGCTCCAGCCCCCGGCGACCGTGCCGTCGATGCTGATCTGCACGGTCTGCGCCAGCGGCCGGGTGATCCGCCGCACTTGGGCCTGGTCGTCCCCGACTTCCCCTGCGCCGTAGCGCTTGACCAGCGCAAAGGCAGCGCGCGTGCCGTCGCCGGTGCCGAGGACCTGGTCGAGCATGGTGGCGGTGCCGGTCATCCCGCGCGAGCTGAAGTCGGTGGGATCGCGCAGGCGGAAGCCGCGGGCCGGCCCTCGCCGCGCGCGGAAGAAGGCGATCAGCATGCCCATCTCCGCTTCCGAGCGGACGCCGGGGCCGACGTCGAAGCGCAGCCGCGCGTCCGACCACAGCGCGTTGCGGCGCTCGAACCCGGAGGCGGTGACCGCGACGGTGGTGGAGAACTCAGGGCTGACGCTGGCGTCATGGCCGAGCGCCAAGGGATAAGGCACGTCGTCGAAGGCTTGCATATCGGGCTCTCCTGTAGCGGGCAGGCGCAGGTATCCGTCGCGCGCCACTTGCGGCAGCGCCCAGACCACGATCTCGTGCGGCGCGCGGGCCAGGGCCTCGTCGATCCCGGCATCGATCGCGCGCCACCTGTCGGCTTGCGCGGGGTCGAGCACGAAGCCGGCGAGATAGTCCTGTTCGTGCGGCGGATAGCCCAGTCGCCGGTTCACCAGCTCGTAAGCGGCGCGGCGGTGCGCGTCGGCGCCGGCGGTGAGCCAGTCGTAATCCTCGACCTGCAAGCGGTCGAAGGCGGGCGCGGCCCAGCCGAGCGGGAGATTGGCGCGGCGGGCTTCGGGCGTGGCGGGGTCGAGCACGGTGGGCGTGAACACCAGCAGCAGCGCTTCCATCGGATCGGGCGCGACCGCCGCGCGCGCCGCCGCGACCACCGCCGCGGTCGATTGCGCGAGCACGGTGCCGGCCTTGTCGAGCAGCGCAACCTGGGCGGCGTCCAGCGGCGCTCGCAAGTCCGCGAGGCTCGGTGGATCGCCGCCGAAGGCCGCACGGGCGGCATCGTCGTAGAGGCAGATGCGTCCGTCCGGGTAAGTCCACCACCACGGCTCGCCCACCTGGAACCGCACCGGTACGCCGGCCTCGCGCATCAGCGTGGCAAAGGCGGCGGCGACCGATCGCAGCCACGCCATCGCCGCCGCGTTCGCCGGCGAAAGCAGCGACGAAGGCGGATCCCACCCGGTCAGCGCCGGCGCGCCCGCCAGATCGCGCTGCATCCACGCCGCCGGGCAATGCTGCGCCAGGACTTCGTAGGACAGCGATGCCACTGGGCTGAACCCCTGCCGCCGGCACTCGGCGAAGAACGCGCGGGTCCAGGCGCGGGTCGGCGTGTTGAGCGGGTCGGCCGTGCCGCCGACCAGGAAGCCGCCGGGCGCGGCGGCGAGCCGGAAGTAGTGGCTCATCCCGACATAGTGGATCACCGATCCGCGATAGCCGAGCGCCCGCGCGTTGCGCAGCAGCCGCGCCGGAGTCTGCACGCCCTCGTCGTCGAAGCCGGTGGCGATGGCGAGCCCGGTCGCGGGCAGCGTCACCTCGCCGATCTCCAGCATCGCGTGCCGGCCTTCGCAGCGCATCTCGGTCAGCTCGACCCAGCCTTCCGCTTCGGCCGGCAGGGGCGCGGGGCTGGCGCCGTCGTAGCCGATCGGCGCCAGCGAGATGAACAGTCGGTCGATGGCGCCGGGCCAGACCGGATCGGCGTCCGCCGGCAGCGCGAAACCGCCCGCCAGCGCCGAGAACGCCAGGGTGACTTGCGCGTCCTCGGGTGTGCCCCTGGCATAGTTCCACAGCCGCACGTACCAGGTGCGTGGAAGCCCGGCGGCGTCGCGCCCTTCGATCGTCAGCGTCGGCCCGTTCACCGCATCGAGCGCGATCACCCCGTGCGAGCGCCAGCGGAACGACAGCGTCGCGCCGGCGTAATCGTCTTGCGTTTCGTAGGCGAGCAGCGGATGGTCGTGGCGGTCCGCGCTTTCCCAGATCAGGCCGGCGAGATCGGCGCGGCGCAGGAACGCGAGGTCGACGCGCAAGGCGTCGGGCGCGGTGGAGACCACGCCGGCCATCATCGGGCGTGGGAAGTTGACGGTCCAGAAGCGGGGATCGAAGCGCTGGATCCAGTCGCTGTCCTGCCCTTCACGCTTGTCGGCGAGCCAGAATGCCATGACGTCCTCCTTCAATTGCCTGACAGCGCCCGGCGCACCGCGCTCGCCACCTGGCGCGAGGAGCGCTGCAGCGAACGGGGCGTGGAGGAGCCGGCGGGCGCGGCGAGGGCGATCGACACGCGCACGTCGCGAGCCGCCGAGGTGGGTTCGATCCGCCCGGCGCTGGTCGGCACGAACACTTCCGGCCCGCGCTCGCCCACCATGTAGCCGCGTCCGGGTGCGACGTTGCCGCCGGTGGCGCGGCCCGGCAGACCCAGCAGCGATCCTGCCAGTCCGGCCAGGTCCAGGCCGCTTCCGCCACCCCCGCCCAGCGCGCCTTTCAGCGACTGCATGGCGATCGCGTCCATCGCGCTCAGCGCCACGCGCTTGAGGTCGTCGAAGCCCAGGCTGCCCTTGCGGATGGCGCCGGTGAGGCCGCGTTCCAGCACGTCGCCGGCGCGGGCGAAGCCGGCGACCAGGTTGCCGTCGACGCTGGCGCGCATGCGTTCGATGTCGCGCGCAAAGCCGTCGGTGCCGGCGCGCACTTCCACCAGCAGGCTGTCGATCTCGTCATCCATGGTCCTGCTCCATCAGGCGTTGCAATGTCGCGCGGGTGAGCGGCGCATCGGGCGGGGGCGGAGCGAGCGCCGCCAGCAGTTCGGCGGGGGTCGCGCGCCAGAACGCATCCGGGTGCCAGCCGAGTTGCCGCGCCGCCACGCCGCTCAAGCCCAGCGCCACGGGTGCGAAGCGCTCGTTCATTCGTCGCCGCGCAGGATCTGGCGCAGCAGCGTACGCAACGGTGCGGCGCACGCGGCGAGGCCCATCGCCAGCACCGCCTCGCCCAGCGCTTCGCGCGAGAGGTCGTCGCGGTCGGTCAGGCAGTGCCAGAACAGCGCCGCCATCTCGGCCAGCCGCAGCTCGCCCTTGGCGGCGCGCTCGACCAAGGCGAGCAAGGGGCCCAACTCCTCCTCCGCCGCGACCAGCGCGGTGAAGCTGGGGCGCAGCGTCACGGTGCGGTCGGCGAGGGTCAGCGCAGTCTCGCCCCGAAGCGGGTTCGGCAAGGGGGCCGAGCTCATGCCGGCGAGACCTGGCCGGAGCTTTCCAGCTGCAGCGTGTAGTTGCGCTCGCCGTTGAAATCGCCGGCATAGTCCAGCCGCTGCACCAGGAACCGACCGCGCAGTTTCTCGCCGTCCTCGAAGGACAACTCGTAATCGTCGAGCGTGCCGGCCAACGCATTGGCGCGGACCCTGGCTTCGGCGGCGCTGCCGAGGAAAATGCCGGCCGCGCTCACCGAGACGCTGCGCGATCCCGCGCCCGAGAGCAGTTCGCGCCAGCCGCCGCTGGCCTTGTGGGTGACAACCACGGTTTCGCCGGTGACGCTCATCTGCGTGGTGCGCAGGCCGGCGACGGTCTGATAGGCGGGCGTGGCCGCGCCGTCGGAAATCTTGAGCAGGAAGGCGCTGCCTTTCTGGGCGGTCATGACGGTTCTCCTGTGCCGGGATCGGATGGAAGGGCGAGGACGCGAAAGGCGTATTCGATGAGGATGGCGCGGCGGCTTTCGGCGCGCTGCTCGGCGCGGGCGCGCAGGAAGCGGCCGGAGGCGATTTCGAAGCCGGTCTGCCCGCGCGGCAGGCTGGCGATGCGCGCTTCGATGGCGGTGACGAGATCGCCGGCGGCTTCGGGCGCATCGCCGCGGCAATGCAGTTCCAGCGCGATGCGCACCTCGCGTCCGGGCCGCGTCTTGGTGCTCCAGTCGGTGCTGGCGCTGGCGGCCACGGCGAGCCACGGCAGGCTGGTGCGCTGCGGTGCTTCCTCGACCACGGCGTTGAGCCGGGCGGCGAGCACCGGATCGGCGGCGAGCCAGGCCAGCAGCGCTGCGCGTAAGGGCACTTCCATGGGTTTATCCTTTCGCAAACAGCGGCCAGAGCAGCGCCGGCTTGCGCCAGCGGCGGGCGGGGTCGGTGCGGCGAGCGGCGAAGCGCGCCCGGGCGAGCCGCAGCGCGCGGGCCTGAAGGGCGCGGGCGACGGCGGCGAAGTTGGTGCCGGTCACGCCAGCCGCAGCCGCCGCCAGGGCCGCCACAGCGCGGCGACGGAGGCAGGCGGCAGCGGCGCCGCGCCCGAACTCTCGCGCTCGCGGTGCTGGTGCGCGGCGAGGCGGACGACGCCATGGCGCAAGGCTTCGGGCAGTGCGCTCCACTGGGCACCGAGGCCGGCGACGAAGCGCACCGCCACCCGGCCCGGCTCCGGCGCGAGCAGGCGCACCTGCCCGGTGCCGTCCGCGCCAAGGTCGATGGCGTAGGCCTCTGGCGGCAGGGCCGCGCCACCGACTTGCCCGATGGCGGTGATCGCCTGCACCGGACGCGTCGCCAGCGCCTGCCAGCACCCCAGCGACGGCAGCACTTCCTCGCAGGCCTGCTCCAGCGGCATGAGGCCGGTGAAGCTCTCGCAAGCCTCCAGCGCGGCGGCGAACACGCGCAGCAGCGGCGCGTCGTCGGCAGGGATCGTGATGCCGAGCCACTGCTTGAGTTCGGCCAGGGCGGCGGGTGGCGGCGGGGCAGGGGTGATGATCGTGCGCAT